TGATCCGCCTTCTGAGCCAAAAACAGACGGCACAACGCTATAACTAACCATTGTACTGTCATATTCAGTTAATAGCCTGTCTAAATGTTCCAAGCTCCTTTGCGCCTCAGCTCCGTTTTTGCCTGCGGCTGATATATCAACAGCGACGCCGTGTTTTTCTTGTATATATTCGGGTGTTATAACTGTTTCAGCTTGTTTTTCACCCTTTTTATCCCTCTGTGCTAATCTCTGTCGCCTGCGCTCTGTTAAATCCTCTTTTTCGCCTGTATCGGTATTATCCGAAACAGTTTTTGTCTTTTCCGTTTTATTTGCGTTTACCTTTGCAAATTCTTCTTCGGTCATAACATCATATTCGAGGAAACAGCGACAATTACAATCGTGTCGAGCCTCGCCGCTCTTTGACGGTGCTTTCGTCTTTACGCCGTCGGGAAAAACAAAGAAGTCACCAACACGGACGGTCTTTCCTTCCATAGCGACGTGATCCGCACCGTTCTTACTCTTATATGTTTTCCACCCTTTTTTCGTCTTGCGGCGGACGTTCGGACGTACTCTGTCGTCTTTCATTGTGCGCCAAGTACAAACAGAAACAAGTCCGCTACCTTCCATTTTATCGGCTAATCTTTCGGCGCAATCAAAAAAACCGCTCTCAATATTGCGGTGACTTTCCGTGCGGACAATGCGTGTAGCCTTGCCGTAGCTTATGTCGAGCTTGTCGGTAAGCCGCCTTGCCATTTTCTCGTATCTGTCGCCATTGATAAGCCCGATTGAAAGCTCCTGCTTTACGGTGTAAATAACTTCCTGACGGTGCTTTTCAAGCGCATTGGGGAGCGTGAGCTTTGATATACTGTTATCAAACGACTGTTTAACCACGTCAGGCGTTACAAGTCCGCCCTTTACTACCTTTGCCAATTCCTCGGTATTAGACGCCGAACGCACGGCTTTTCCCATACCTTCGTAACAGCTTTTATAGGTCTTTTCGCATAGCCCCATTATTTCGCCGTGTAATTCGGGTGTTATGCTGTCTACCTTTGCGGCGACTTCCTCTATAAAACGGGCTTGTCTTGCTCTGTCCCTAAGCGTCGAGAAGGTTAAAACGCCGTCGGCGTCCGCATATTTTACATATTCCTCACCGACAAAGGCGGTAAGCTCCTTCATCAACTGCTTATATATTTTGCGTACCTTGCTTTCGGACAGCGTTACCCTGTGTTCTTCGATACGCTTAACCTCATATAACAGGTCATTAAGCGACTGTTTAGCTTTAGGCACTTAAAACAGCCCCCTTACTCCGTCTTTTTGTTCTTTTCGTCTTGATCGTCGTCCGTTTCCTCGCCGTCGGGGTTCTCAGGTTCGGTTGTGTCGTCGCTCTCGTCGTCGGGTATAGTTTCATACAGGCTTGTAACGTCCTCCTTTTCGGCGGCTATTTTCTCCATAACGTCGTCCACGTCGTCCACAAATGAAAGCTGACTATATACTAATTCTTTTGGTAAGCCTGCCGCTATAAGAATTTGCGCCGCCTGCGCCTCGTTAATAATATCTAACGGGAAATTACGTTTGAAGTCTATTGTAACGTGTACGGGATCGACAGTTATTTTTTTCTTTTTCCACGCTGACGCAAGGACTTTCCACATATACTGTGCGGCGTCCATCATTTTCGCCTGAAACATTCCGCACTTTGTTTCAAGCCCGTGTAACTTGAATTTCAGGCTGACTCCACTTGCATTTCCGAAGGTATCGTCGTTGAGGTTCGGCGTCTTTGAAAACCTGTATATATTATCCTCAGTACGTTTCAAATGGTGTTCGGTAAAGGCGTCGTTTATGTCTTTGGTAAGGAAATGAACCTTACCCTGCTGTGTGCCTTTATACGGGACTTTAAAAGCGCCTGCTTTTTTACCTTTGTTTATTTCTTCGTCTTCAATAGAAATTCCCTCAAAGATAAGATAAGCGTGTACAAACGCCTCAATCTCGTTTGAGTTATCGGAAAGAACCTTGTCGTAATCGTTTATAAGAGCTAAAACCTTTTCGGCGTCGCCTATAAGCTCCTTATTATTCGCTATTCCCTGTAACGGGCAATAATCGAAACAATGGAGCTGTTTTTTAATGAATTTCAGAGCGCTTAACTTGCCACCCTCGAAATAATAAATATACTTGTCGTCGTAAAATTCGGCTTTCCACACCCTGACGCCGTTAATATCTCGCTTGCTGAAATAACGTACCGAATATTCAGGCTCGGCAATATTCGTATTCGACAAAACAATAGTTTCGTGTGCAAGTGTCGGCATACAACGCTCGTTACCGTCCTTATCAATATAAAACAATCTGCCTGAGTAACCACAAATTGAAGCAAATTTTGTTATATCCATATCACAACCGTACATATTGTTTCGGGTTGTGAAGTCGGTAACAGTCCTTGACGCCTCTTTTACAGCATTTTCGCCGCCCGTGTCCTCCTGTGCCTCGTCGCCCTTTGCATAACTGTATGTATGGGGCTTTCCTGCAAAATACCCTGTCTTAAAGTCCACAATCTCGCCGAAAAAGTCGTTGTTAATCATATTGTTTATGTCGTCCTGATCGCCAAAACGAGGCTTACGTTCAAAAATGGGGACGCTTCCCTCTAAAACTGTGTACCTCTTATATAGCTTACGGTTATATAAGGCGTTTCCTTTGTGTTTGGTAATGATTTTGTGTAAGACAAATTCGTCCACGCCTTTTTCGTTGATGTAATCAATTTCGGCTGTAAAATCGGGGTACAATTCTTTTTTCGTTCTGTTGCTGTTCATTTTTTCTTTTTACCTCTCTTTTTCGGTTTATAATTTGGTAATTGACGGTCAAAAATGATTTTTCCGCTCTTTGTTCTCGTCATACCGCAACGGGTACAAACGGTAACGTCGTTTACTTTTCGCCATTCGTGAGGACACATTATATACACCCCACTTTTTTATACACTTCAAGGATTTTCGGGAATTGTACGGCGATCCAATCAACGTAGGTTTCGTCGTGTCCCGTTTCGTGTGAAAAACTTTCGTGTAAGCCGCTTTCGTATAAGAAGGCGTGTATTATTTCGTGTCGATAAACGAGCTTTTTATAATCTTCGTAGTCCTTCAAGTCGCTTTTGTCAGGATCATTACCGATAACGATCAGCTTAACGGTTTTGTCGCAATAGCCGTCGTTACCGTCGCTTAATATTTTGTCCTCGTCCTGCGTTCGTTCCTCAATGGTGTACTCCGTACCTAATACGTTAATTTGCATAAATCCTCCAAAATGGTAATTAAACAGAAAAAGCACCCGTATTTTGCCTTGCAATTCACAAAAAGGGGTGTTTTTCGTTAATTAAATTCTCTTTCCTGCGGTTGCCTTAACCTCGTTTATCTCGTCCTCTAAGGCGTAGCGTAAAGCGTCGAGCCAATGATTGTTTTTGTCAACGGGTACTTTCATAGGTTCGCCGTTCTTGTCCTCTTTCCAATGGTACTGCTCAATCTCGTTTTTGAAATGCTGACAATGTACGTCAATGATGATTTCATAACCCTGTAACCACCGAATACCACGATTGATACTGTCAGCGCCTTTTTGTACGCCGTAAGCGTTTATTCCTTCCTCGTTCAAGAAGGCAATCGTTTTCGGTTCGGCGCAGTCACAGCCTATATATTCCCGTCCGCAGTTATGACGGCACATAGCCGCAAGCTCAAAGTCATTCATACCTGCTTGTCCGTCCTCGCCGAATACATATATCCGCTTTCGCTTTCGGTCAAGGTGACAGCGTATCAATGCGTTAGGATCGGAGGAATAGCCAAAATCAAGCCCGTTGTGTATATGGTCGAAATGCGGAATAAGCGCCGACAAATCCTCAACACGCCAATTCTTGAATATAACGTGTCCGAGGACGCCCCAATTTCCGAGCGTGTACACGTTGTAGTAATATGGATCGGTTTCGTCCTCCAATAACCTTTTATCGTCCTCGGTGAGAAAATAGTTGTCCTTGTAGGTCGTTTTTAATATCAGTAAGTCCTTGTCCTCGTAGACACGCTTACTATCAACCCAACCCCCGAAAAAGTCTTTGTAAATCCAATGATTTTTTACAATCGGGTTAAACGCCATTATAATTTGTTTTTTATGCTTACTTCTACCACGCAAACGCTTTTTAAGCTGTAAAAAAGCCTCCCGTTTTATCTCGGTTGCCTCCTCAATAAAAATACGCTCCAATACTCCGCATTGGGGCGTAATTGATTTTATCTTTTCGGCGTCGTCCAATCCACAAAAAAGAATTTGCTTTTGATTTTTTTTGCAGGTGATAATCATATCGGATTTATTGATTGAAAACTTTTTTGTAAGCCCCATTCCCGATATGGATTTTGTAATTTCGTTAAATACACTACGTTTTATGGTATTTGCGACGTTTCGACAACACAGCCAATTTACACCTTGATTGTAGCACTCGGCGACTATTCTATCCGTAATAAAAAAAGATTTACCCGACGACGATCCGCCGAATATAATCTGTAAAAACTGATCTTTGTTGCCGTACTGTACATAAATGGGGTTCGTTTTAACTCTAATCGGCATTTTCCACCGCCTCGGCATATTCGGGAGTTACAGGCTCAAAGATAATTACGCCGTCGTCGTTGTCCTCTGTCGTTTCATCAACATTAGATAACTGAATATCTTTCAAGTCTTTTAATGCGCTTGCCAATTCTTTAAGCCCTTTTCGGTCTATAAAGCCTGCTTGTATAACTTGTTTGCTTTCGTCCTCTTTTATGACCTCTTTTTTTGGTTTTCCAAAGCCTGCACGACTGTTTACATAAGTTACTGTCTTTGTTTTGCTTTTACTCGTTACAATAAAACTCTCTAACTGTTCTGTTGCTTCCTCGATTTTATCAAGTAATCTATCGGCGGCGGTTGATATACGGGACAGCCTGTTTGCTTCCTGCTCGGCGATTTTTTCAGCGGTTTTCTGTTGTGATTTTGTTGTGATTTCGTTGTGCTGTTTCTTTCTCTCGTCAAACCATTTTTCTTTTTTTGCTCGGTCTTTTAAAGTGTTAAAAGAAACGCCGTGTTTTTCCGCCAACTTGCGATAGCTGATATTGCCGTTGATGTATTCATTTTTCAGTTTTAGCCAATCAACCAAACTACCGCCTCCGTCAATCTGTAAAGTCGCCGTTAGCCCTCCGAGTAAGCACAGCGGCAGTATGTAGAGCTTCGTTATAAAGGCTTTGATAGTACGCTATTATTCCGTTGATTTTCTCACGGTTGCAAGCCTTACACGTTTTTAACTGTTTCTCATACTTACTTTGTGTGCGTTGGAGACTTCGGGCGCTCTCGTAGTATTCTGCCGCCATAGCTTTATAGTCCATAAACAAAAATCCTTATAAAAAATAAAAGCCTTATAATCAACTTCCCTCGCTCTGCGCTGGGCTGAAAATAAGGCTTTTATGTGTTTTGTTGTTACATAGCGCTTTGATTATTGCCGTAACCAAAGCGTTTTTTGTAACAGAAAGAAGAATATATAATATGTTGTCGTGTAGTTACACGACTTCATACTACCATTTTACAGCATTACAAACTTTTTTTCTACTAACAAACTACACAATTATTTTCTGTTATTTTGTGCAGTATTTCACTATACATTCGGAAACAGCGGTTTTCGTTCCATATCTCCGAGGGGTATAATAATCTCATATATAGCGCACAATTTTTCCACTTTTCACCCTGACGAAAACGAGCCGTCAATAATAGTCTTTCTTGCTGTGTCAGGTGTGCGCTCTCTGTATGATTAAGGAAAGCTAACCACATTATAACCTGCGCCTGCTGTAATCTCTTTTTCTCGTCGATAAGCGCTGTTTTGTGTATAACGTAGTCCTCAACCTCGTTTGACATTCTGCTTTTACCTTTCGGCATATCCGACAGGAATTGATTTTTAGGAGCGGTATTCCGTAACTCACATTCCATTATCTTTTCGTCTACTCGGTCAATATCCCTGCTGATCCTCAGCATATCGTCTAAGTCCTTCATAATCACATACCCCCTTTAAACTTGCTCCATTCTTCCCAATACTCCGACACTTCACGGCTCACACGGGCGTCAACACCTAAAGCGGCTA